AACAGGAAAGCCCATTAGCCAGTCCTCCCAGTTCGGGTTCAACTTCCCACCAGTTACCCTGGGAAGGGGCTTGCCTCTCTTGCCATATAATTCCTCGTCCGTCATCTGGCTCTGGTCTGAGCGCCAATCCCTCTCTGTTGGTGTTGGCAACATCTTGACTACTTGACATAGTGGGGGCTGTTGTCCCCCTCTTGGATTGTATTTGCGGGGTTTTTGTATATCTGCTGAATCCATAACTGTTGCAGTTGCCCACAATCCAAATTCTGTCTCGTCTATGCCAGGCATTGACGGCACAAGCTGGAATAACAAGCGTTTCGTGTCCGTAACCCGCACCTTCCAGGTCAGATAGCACCGTGTCGAGTGCCAGGTTGATGATTCCAGTAACATTTTCAAGCAATACCCACTTGGGCTTGACGGCTTCAATAACTGCGAGTGTTTCAGGCCAGAGGTAGCGGTCATCTCTATCGCCTTTTCGCTTCCCGGCAACACTGAAAGGCTGGCAAGGGATTCCAGCGGTAACAAGGATGGCTGGAGATTCTGCAACTGTTCCTCTTCCTCGGGTGTTCGTATCCACTTCGCTAGATTCATTCTCCGTTTCCCCCCACACTTCACATTGCTGCTGTCGTCCTCTTGTGGCGTTGGCAACAATCTCTTTGATTTTCTCGACATCTCTAATATTCTCTACTATCGGCACATTCGGCCAGTGTTTCTTGAGTACCTTCTGGCAATACTTGTCTATCTCGACGAAGAGTATGGTTGGGATTCCATTCCACAGACAAGCTAGAGCGAACCCTGCTATGCCAGCATATAAGTCCACATGAACCAACATTCACTGTATCCTCAATATCCTTGCTATGTCCTCGATGTCCCCCGGGCGCCACAGGTAAACCTCCTGCCCGCAGGCTTTCAGTTCGTCAAAGACTTGCTGTTGTTCAGGGGTCATTTTCCCTTTTTCTGACTTCAATTCGGCGAATATAACTCGCTTCTGCTCGGCATTTATAAGAAACAAGTCCAGCATACCTTTAGGACTATGAATTGATGTCCAGGTAAATAGAAATCGCCACCCGAAGAGCTTGCAGAGAGTCCTTATCTGCTCTCTCAGGTCTTTCTCCGTGACGGGGATGGTGTCAATCCTTCTTTGCATAAGTCTCTATCTTGTGAAAAGGGCCTATACCGCTAACAGCTTTCTTGAAGTCTATTATTGCTCTCACTACAGTCTTAACCATCGTGGCTTCGTCAAACTTTCCGTCACGCCAGACTTCTGGGTGGAGCAGTGGTCCAATGGCTTCATCCTTGGCTATCTCCTGAGACATTTGTGCCAAGTCCTCCATACTAATATCATTCATAGCTCCCACGATAGCTCCCATCTTCTTATAGACTTCTAGCTGTTTATCATTCCAGCCCATCGCTTGTTTTACTGCCTCTTCAGCTCTACTCATGTTCACCCCCTTTTAATTGGGTATCGTTCTGTTTTGGGGTATAACCCCTAGAACCTTTCAATAACATGCCCTCCCTTCTTTAGTCGTAGCTTAGCTATACGTTTTGCCTTAGCTAGTGGGACTTCTCTAGCCAGCATTGTCCAACCAGCCCTCGGACACCATGCTGTAAATCCCTCAGCGTCCTTAAAGATTACAATGTGCTTATACCTTTTTGGTGGCTCATAATAGCCATAACCATAGTCTGCGAACGTCCCACAGTCAAAGAATATCCGCATCGTGTCATAGAAATCTTGCCGTTCGCCATAGCACAGATGTTTGTGGAATGGGCACATTGCACGAGTTCGAGCTGGTTGCTCACAGCGATAAATGTGTAATCCTGCTTCTTCCATCGTTAACTCCTTTCATACCCCAAAACAGAACGATACCTTTAATTGACTGCTTCATAGGTCTGCTCGAAGATGTCTGGCTTGCAGGGATAAAACTCGCCTTTCACACCCCTAATTATCCAATCACCTATATCTGCTCTGTGTTCGCCTTCGAGTGTTGGAATTATGATTGGCATATCTGGGATAACTTCTCCCTGTCTTGTTGTGTGCCCCCTAAGAAATACAGCAACTTCTTGGGAGTTATACCCCTTCCATTGAATAGCTTCAATAACTACTGGCTTTTTTCTGAATTTCATTACTTCACCCCCTTAAATTGATTATCCATTCTCTGTTCAATCATTGCCTATCACCGGGAGTTAGGTTTGCCGTCCCGTTCCCAAGTATTCAGGATATTACCAATACGACTCATCAGTGCCCACCGCGGAGCCTTTAGCATGGCAACTTCCTTGACAGCATCAACAACCCAAGCAGGCGGAAACCGCTGGCAGGCACGTTTTAATTCTTCCTGTATGTCCTCAGTGATAGTATCGCCATAATTGATATTCTCCTGATAAGCATTGATGGCATCTTCAAGGGTATTTTTTTTATTATTTGATAACAGGATACTGTTTATAGTTTCTTTAGTTTCCTCTTTTTTAATTTCTTTTCCTTTAATTTCCTTTCCTTTCCTTTCGCCAGTAGAAATCGCTTTGTTGGGTGTAGTTATAGGATTTCTACTTGTAGTTATGCTTTTACCAGATGTAGATTGAAAATTATCCGTTTCATTATCCGTTTCATTATCCGTTTCACGAAATCCCTTTATCCGACATTGTTCAGAGCAATATTTAGCGTCTGTCCTCATTCCCTCAAGGCTTCTACCACAAACAATGCAATTCCTTTCTGTAGTTATGGCATTATCACCTGTAGTTAAGAGTCTAATAGCAGAAGGTATAGGTTTTTCAGGAATTGATCGGCGCCGATTTGCATAGACAACAGCTAAGTTGTCAACAAGATTTTGACACCACAGTATCTTATTCGTGTTCCATAGCTCTTTGTCTACGGCCCCCATTTCTACAAGTAGATTAACCATTTCTACACCTTTATCCTCTGTAATATGGGCTTTCCCACAAAAAACCTGTAAGCGACGCGAATCGTGCCAGTCTAGAAAGTGACCATCGCTAGAGGCTAGTTTTTCCAGGAGCTTGAACCAGAAGGCATATCCATCATTGCCGAATTGCCCCTCTAGCACGGTAAGGGTGGCGCTTTCAGTGCTAGCATGTGCATCATGCGGGAAGTAGTCTGCCGTGTTCTTCAGTGTTCTAGCCATTATTAACCTTGCTGATAAATCTACCGCGGGCCATTCAAAATCTCTTTAACCAACCTTCTATGCTTTTCAGTTCGTGCCTTTTCCTTTCCGTGAAGATAAATAGCTTTATATAGGGCATCGATTTGAGGACTGTTAAGCATTTTGGATTGAATACACTTACCAATCGGGCAGGGTAACTCAACACTTACCCCTAGAATACGGCAAAGGAAGGGACGGACAGGATAAATACGACATCGCTTATCGGGAGTCAGATAGGGACAGTTACCCTCATCTGTAATGTTGAGAAAGTCCCTATACTCAAGATGATGCCTCTCGCACCAGTCCTTAACATTCCTCAGCTCGGCCAGGCTGGGCATTATGGGACCGCAGCATTCACCACAGTTAGGTTCACAGGTAGATTGTGGGATTTGAGCATAAATCTCAGCTAGTTTTGAGTTCATTTTGCTTTCAATCCTTTAGCTCCATAACTTCTTGACAGCATCGTTTGGCTGCGATTTCACAATACCTTTCCTCTATTTCTATTCCTATAGAGTAGCGGTTGAGTTTCTTAGCACAGAAGCAAGTCGTGCCTGAACCGAGAAAGGGGTCGAGGATGGTCTCTTCATAGTCGGTTGATTTCATAATGAGATAGGAGATAAGCATCTCTGGTTTTTCCGTGGGGTGCTGTAGCACAGTTGGATGCACTCTTGGTATGGATATAAGGTTTGAATCCCTACTCCCTCGTAACTTAGCATATTTACGCTTACTATAAACTATAAACTCACACCTACTTGCGTAATCATCCAAATTACCTGCAGTAGTTGAGCCCTTATCCCATACCAAGAGTCGCAGAGTGTTAAAACCTATCTGCCTTATTGATTGCCTTGTATCGTCTAGGGATACTTCATTGGCAAAAACATAAAAGCTACCATTTTCTGTCAATGTGGCTTTACGAAGCCACTCAAAGGATAGCTTGTCATCCCCAGCAAGCCTAGCGAATTTAACAGAGCGATAGTTACTTTGATAGTTTATCCCATAAGGCGGGTCAGTCAGTACCAAATCCACCTTAACATCTAATTGGGGAAGTATCTCCCTACAATCCCCGTGATAGATTGTTACCCACTTATCTTGATAATATGCCTTCATCCCTCTACTCTTAAAAGATTGCTCTCTCACTTCGGCATTTCCTGTCTTAATACCATATCCCATTTAATACCAAACAAGGCACCAGACCTCGATATATAGAATGGTGACTCGTCCTTTGGTAATAAAGGCTTCAAGTTATCCTTCAGAAATACCTTGACCCCCGCCTTGTCCGCAGACTCGACAATCTCTTTTACCCACTCGATACGAGGCTGTGCTGTGAATAGCTTGCCGTAGCGCATTATTGATAGAGTTTCAGGGGGGTATCTGTCAACAAGTCTCACCATTTCAGGTAATGTCCCCGTGCAAGCCCCATTGACGAGCCAGTTGATACCCCTCTTATCCGTCAATAGGTCTAAAACAGCCTTGCCTATACGTCCAAGAAGAGGCTCCAAGGAAAGAAACTTTATCTTAGCCGTAACTGAAGCCAGATTAGCCGAACCGTTAAGTGCCATTTCATTGTTCGTAGCCGTCACACCCACCCAGCAATTCTCAGGAAATTCCCATTGAGGAAGGTTCTGAGGTTGCTTTGTCAACGTATAAAACCTGTGCTGCGGGCAATCCCTCATTACCTGAAGCTCTTGTCTAGTCCACTCTTCAGGCCAGTAATCACCCATCCAGTCGCTCATATCATCGAGGAAGATACCAGTGGGCTTCTTAATGCTTCTTATCCTGTCAAGGCGTTCTGGCCAGAAGCGAGGATAGAAGGGGTCATCAAGTGGCTTTGCTCTATAAAATTCGTCATCATAAACGCCAACTGGAAATATTTGATGGTTCAAATACCTCTGCTTCAATCTCCCATTCGCCAGCTTATAGGCATAGCAAGGAAAGCCACCGCCTTTGCACAATCCGTTATCGTGGTTTAGGCAACCAGTCTTAGAATTAACTGTTATGCCCCTTGTTCCGTCCGGGTTGAGCACCCATTCAATTCCTGTCATAATTACCTCCTAAAGTTGTGGCGGGGGCAGGGTCGATGCTGCCCCCACCTATAAACAGAAAGGAGTTAGAAGTGAAAAAGATGGTCATTAGTCTTAGCTCTCTACGGTTGCCAGCTCTTTTGACTCTTCAGGCAGGTCAAGGGATTGCTGAGGGCTGCTGAAGGTCACATTAACTTCGTGGCCGGCCCGGAGTGTGTGCATCACATCATCGAGCTTGCCAGGGACGCCGACATACTCTATCTTGACTTCGGTGATGATGTCCCGGTCAACCACAGCGCCACCCTCGCCCTTTTCCTCGACAATCTTGCTCTTTGTCTCCAACTTGTTTGTTTGGACTTTTATCTCTAACTTAGCCATTCGTTCCTCCTTTACCATTTTTCAGTTTCTTTCAGAAAGGCATCCCACATCTTCGTGATGATTTTTTCCAAAAACTCATCAGTGAGCAGAGCCTTTACTCTATCGTCTATTTGAGCCTTGTATTTAGACTGAATCAATTCTCTAGCAATACAAGTTGTCGTTCCGATGGTACTGTTAATGACAGCCTCAACTACAGCTTTATTAAACTCTTCGGGTTTTATATCTACCTTGATAGCCATTAGCCCTCCTTATTTGCTTCTATTGGTATAATCTTCTTCTGCCAGCTTTGCGATGTATCCTCATACTTCGCCTTGACATCATCCGGGACGTGGTAGACTTTCCGCTCAATCCATTTACCCTCAATGAAGTAGTCGCCAACCAGGATTTTCTCTCTGCCCTGGACGAGTTCGTTAATCCTCTTGTTTACCCCATCAAATTCCTTGGCCCCAGGCTTCAGTTCAAAGTAGCGAGTAACGAGTCCCAGGAGCTCCCCGTCTTGTGAGACCTCGACTTCCTTGCCGATCCTGTCCGGTAGACAGATATGGGCAAATCCGCAATCGCTACAGATGTCCTCGTCATACTCCATTGGCTCCGGCAGCGTCCCCTCAGCCACATGCTTGTTAATGGTTTCGGCTTTCTGGACAAGGGACTCGGCAAATTCATAGTCCAGATCCATCCAGATTTCCTTATACTCCCCGGTACTCTTGTTCTTGAACAGGAAAAGCCCCTCGTCCTTGTTGTCCATCAGAAGGTAGAGTGTAAGCTGAGCGGGATACTTTCTCATGTAGGGATACTTATGCTTGAGCATATCTGCCACTGAGTTAATTGAGGCAAAGGGGTTAGGTGCTGCCGACTTGACTTCCGTAGGGTAAACCTTGCCGTCTATCGCCAGCTTGAAGTCTATCGAGCCGGTGATCTGATACTTCGCCCAGGAGAAGGGACGCTGCTGTTCCACTATCGTAAACCCAGCTTCCTTGAGGTCCTGAAAAACCAGGTCCTCAACTGCCCTTCCCATGTCGAATATCATCTGCAACCTGGCATCATGTAGGGTTTTCTCCTGCCAGCGCGTCCGGTTCAATACCAGGTAGCGCAGGCACTCATGCCCGAGCTCACTGGCGCGGTTAGCGTTTACAGGGTATTGCTTTATCTTGCGTTCCTTAGCTTCCAGTATCTTCTCGACTATCATTTTTTCACCCCGTATGGGAAACTTGCCTCAGCTACCTCATCAGGAAAGTTGGGATTATCTCCATTTGCATTGTGTTCACATTCCCATTCCTCACATTCATAACAAAAATTCCCCATTGGATTATCCACCCCATCCCATCTATCTAATTCATCTTCGCTATATGGACAATCTAAAGGACTACTCATTTTCACCCCCTTCTTCCTCCTTCTGCAATGCTGCAATCACTGTGCTCGCCTGGCTCTTGGTGAGCTTGCCCACGGCAGTAGGCGCTTCCTTGAGACCTAAAATTCTGGCCACTTCCTGCATCTTCGCCAGCTCGTCGTTTATACCCTTATTGCCGAGTATGGAGTGAATAGCCTGAGCCTGAGCCATGGTCGCCGGCTCATCCCCATTGCTGGGCTGTGTCTCTTTCTTAGCTGGGGAAGAGGGGGGGGCTTTACCTGTTGATACTGGCTTGCCCGCCTTCTTATACTCGACTGAGGTAAGCTGTTCCTTTGTGATGCCTGCGAATTCCTTTAAGTCCTCATAAGTGAGGTTCCTGATACCCAATAATCGAGTAATTCCATTGGCAAGCAGATTAGTATAGGCGGACTTTTTCACGTCGCCAGGATCAATTTCCGATACAGGCAACTCAACCCTAGTCCTCTTCTCACCTTCCCCTTTCCATTCATACTTCTTGAAGAATCCATCTTTGCTTGACCGAGTTCCGATCGCCTCAATGCTGGCACCGGCAAGTGAAAACTCTCCATGATATGTGTATGTAAAATGCCCGCCTTCAATGATGTCTCGAACTGGTTCTGAAATTCGCCAAGATATACCAAAAAGCCGAGCCACTTTTTCACCACCGGATGCCTGGAGATATGGCTTCCCATTCTCATCTACCCAATCATGGGGGTTGGTGAGCTTTAAAGCCATTCTTTTGATTTTATGCATAGCTTCAACACGTTTCTCGGCTTGTTCAGCTACAGCAACTAAGGTATTATCTGCTATGGCAGGTAGAACTTCACTCTCTTCCTCAATAGTTGCTAAATTCCTTTCAATCATGTTCTAGTCCTCCTTCTTATTCTTTGGTCTCCGTGCTGGGTTCCGGCGATTATGCCTTTTCGCCAGCTTTACATTCTGCTTTGCCATCTTCTATTTCCCCTTCTTCTTCAATGTTCTCGGATAGACAACCCGGACACTGCCCAAATTTAGCTTCAGACAGAGTTTGCTCCATCTGGCTAAACCTGTTCCCGCAATCCTCACAGATAAACATTTCATTTAGCCATCCTTAATACTTTGGGGGAGTTTCCAATTACCACCATCCCTCAGTCCCCAAACCCTAGGCTCTTCGTATCTACTAGCATGGGCATCAGCCTTAGCATCATCCTTGGTATAGTAATGTCCACAATCCTCGCAGTCCTGCCTATCTCCCTCTGCCCATTCATCTTCAAGGTCAGGGCATTTACACTCTCGCCAATTAACATCTCTTTCCTCATAAAACCACACGCAATCCGTATTCATTTTCTCTCCACTCAATACCTATAAGGTAGTTTTATCCCTGGGAAGAAATGCCTTGCATCTTTTTCTGATAATTTGCAGCCACGGTCAGCAACGTGAATAAGAGTAGCATCTTCTGTATAGGAGTTGGGAGCATCAGTCCCAATGTAGGCTGCCCAATCGCCATGATTGCCTATTGCCGTGACAATGGCGACTATCGCAAGCTGCTTTCCCCCTTGATTCCAAAATCTTCCCTCTAGGTATCGTTTACTTTCGGTTTTCTTGAAAGCGTAATAAGGGAGTGCATCTAGGTTTATTGCTTCTTTTTGCATTTTATCCCTCCTTTCTATCGTTCCCCCCAATCCCATTCACCTATTCCTAGTTTTCTCTGGCAGGTCCGGCACCAGTAAAAGGGGACGCGCATAAAGCGATTATAGATATGATGAATAAGGTAGATTTTGACTACCGAACCACACTCTAGGCATATTCTTGGTCTCCATCTTTTAGTTGCCATCTGCACTCCCTTCGGCTTTGGCTAAGGCTTTTGTAATAACACCTGTGATTTCCTTAACCCACCCCTTGCCAGAATCCAATGTAGCTATTGCCCCCAATGCACTAAGCAATGCCTCATACATATCCTTGACAGCCTCGCCTACAGCTTGTGGATTATCAGGGTTGACTGAGATACAGCCATTAACGGCTGCGGCGATTAGGTGGGCATTGGCATTGGGTGATTTCTGGTGAATGGAGCAGGTGCATATCTCAATATGTTCTTCATCCCTAACGGATTTGCCAACTGCCTCCCATTTTCCCTTTGTATAGTTCATTTCTCTGCCCCCCACATAACCCAGCAGCCTTGCCTTGACATATCCTTTGAGATTTCCCCCAGGGTAAGGTTTCCGTACTCCTGGCAGAATAGGTCAAAGAGCCAGAACGCTTGACACGCCCTGCCTGCCACCGCTATAATTAGTTTATTCAATTTCCTACTCCTTCCGGCAGGGAGAGTCCTAAGCCCTCCCTGCCTCTGTTTTATTTCTATTGCTATTCGACCTATAGCACAGCTTATAAAGCCTCAATAGCTCAGTCCGATTATTAGAAGCTAAAATACTTGGGGTATCCTTGCCTCCGTTATTATTTTCTTGAGCAAGAAGCTCTTGCTGCCTTAGTTCGGCTAAAGTTGGATTTCGCGGCCTACCACCTTTTTCTGTTGTCATTTGTCGTTTCCAAAATTCATCTATATCGCAATAAGGGCATGCTCTAAGCCCATATTTACCTGTGCCCAAATATTCTCCATGTATTGGGCAAAGACCCCCGCCAATAGCATCCACAATCCTTGCCGTCCTTTCTCTTTTATTCATAATGTCAGTCCTATCCCGTTAAATAAGCAAATCCCTGCCATTACGCCGACCAAGATTAGTAGTATCCTGTTTACTTTTTGGTAGTACCTATCTGCCAGTAGCAGAAGTATGCAAGTAAAAAGTACCGTCACCCCTAGCTTCACCAGCCAGAACGACAAGTGGTTGCCTGAGTTCAAGGCAACCCTCATTAGTGGATTCAACTCATACCCACCCCGGCTAAATAGAATCGAAGTAAAAACTCCATCAATAATATTTAGGATAATAAAGGCAATCGCCAGTCCTACTATCCACTTTAAGCTGCTAACCTTTTCCATACTCAATTCCTTCTCAAATAGCCCACCAACTTCCACTCATCCAGCTCTCTCTCGAAAATGAGATAGTCCTTATCTTCGGTCCCCAGCAGCATCACCACGGCAGTAAAAATTGTTTCAGTAAGAGTCATTTTCTATTCGCTTTCCTTAACCTCTGAATATTGGGCATTAGGCTACCTCATTGGGAACTGCTATCTCCCCTAGAGCTTGCTTAATCCACCTTTTGTAAAGATTATGGCTAAGCAATCGAACAGGAATATCTGCCCCTATTTCCTTACCGTGCCATATCCTCATGTGCCTTCGTACAATATCCCAATCTTTCTCATTGCCTATACCCTTGCTGAGAATAACTTTTCTATCGTTACACAGAGCACATTTAAGTCTTGTTTGCCGAATTATCTTCTTGAACGGATTACCTTTATTCAAGATTTCCTCTTCTCTTATTACCTCAGGAATACTAATTATTAACTGTGTCATCGCCCCACCTTTTTCCTTTGCAAACAATCCTTTCCTTAATCCTCCCTAGTAATCCCACGAAAAACCTTTTTAACCCCCTGCCTTTCTTCGTCCGGCAGTAGAATTACCCTCAGAAATTGTTTTCGCCTGAGAAACGCTCAGTCCTGTGGTATTTTTTGACCTAATAATTGATTTCTGGTTGCGATGTTGGGCAAGTCTCTTTGCCAGTTTTTCCCTTTGTTCTGGGGATAAAATTCTCGCTGGCTGTGGCATCCGTATTCTTTTCTTGGGAATGTGATATTCCTTGCCACCATAGCCATTGTTCATTGTCGGCTTGATTCCGAGCTTCTGTTCGATTTGCTTTTGCCAAGCCTTGTTGTAGGTAAATATCACAGCATCGGCAGGAGTTTCATCAAAGCTGATTAAGGTTTCCTTTTCTTCATTGCTTAATTGCATCTTCCATAACCTTCCCCGGACTATGCTTATGATGTAGTCTAATCGTATCTTCAACTGTCCAAGCTACGTAATGTTTCATTGTAGTTTTTATGTCAGCGTGTCCCAGTTGGAGCTGTAAACTCTTGGGGTCTCCACCTTCTTCAAACCAGAATTTACTAAAAGATGTTCTTAGAATTTGCGGTCCGAAGTGCTTACCTGTATAACCTATCCTCTTGAGGAATTTCTTGACCACACCATAGAAACCATATTTAGTTAATGGTTTTCTGCCTTTGCCATAAAATAAAAAGCCATCACTGTGAATTGGTAGTGCTAGGAGTAAATCTCTAGCATATTCTGAAATGGGGACTATCCTATATCCTGTCTTACCGCTTACGATAATATAGTTGTCTTTAACATCTTCTCTTTTTAAGCCACAAGCCTCCCCGAGTCGTATAGCGGTATCAACAAATAGAGTGACGATAGCCCTATCTCTATTACTTGCTGTGCGTATTGACCATGCCAATAAACTAAGTTCTGTTGGTGAAATTGTAGGTTGAATCTCTTTAGGCAATCGCGGCTTAGTAACAAGCCTCATAAAGTTGGGTTTTTTATAACGCTTTTCAGCGTAGTTGCCTAAAGCGTGCCAATACCTATAAAAAGTAGCAGCATATTGTGGATTGACGGTAGCAAGAAATTGCTGTATTATCTCTGGCCTTGGCGGGAATTTTGGGGATAATTGAGCTAGTCGCTTTCCGTAATACTCATGGTTTTTGAGGGTTATGGGTGAAACCCCCATGAGTTTGCGGTCAGCGATGAAGCTAATGAGAACCTCCGTTGTCCTCACTGTTCTCGCCTCCCTTCTTTAATAGACGTGAATGTATGCTACTTAGTACATTGGACTCACCCCCTGAAAAGAACCTATCGGAGTTTATCATATTAAGGTGAATCCCGTAAATAAACTTCTGTCGTTTCATTTTGGCGATTCCTTACAGAATGGAATGGCTAATCATTCCCATCCTTTGACCATGTAAGGTATATATTCCTAATCTGAGTATGAGATAACTTAAAAATTCTGGCTAATGCCCGATAAGTTGACCCTCGATTACGGTAGCGAACAATATTCTCATTCCTTTTTCGGATTCGCTTTGTTATCATTGTCTATATTGTAAACCCACCTTACATTTTTGTCAAGCCCCCCTGCAAAGCTAAGCCCTAAAATCCGGTTGAGAAAATTTTAGCTATGGGATTGACATTTCGAGTAAAGGGGTTAGAATAATAATGGAAGGGCGAGATGAAGAGTGAAATATCGGGCAAGGCTCTGTTAATCATCTTCATACTCTGGTTGTTATTTATGTGCCTTCTTGTCTATTACACCGGGCATCCAGACCCACCTTTTAGATAATTAGGAAATAAAAAGGCTGCCCCCTCCTTGATGGAGAGGTTTATTATCAATAAAATTCAGAGTTAAAATCTTCCTTGAGTATTAAGACACGCAAAAAGAATTTCGCCCTCAAAATCCTACATAATATAGGGCGTCCAAGCACCAATTAAGCGATTTCTACGGGTGTCCTTAGGTCGTTTTCGGCACGAGTCATTATCTCTAGGTCTTTTGTTAGCGTAATAAAAAGATGATGGATGGTTCTATGCGGAATCCCGTCATGTCTCATGTCGAGCATGATTTGACGGAGCTGGGCATCATATTTGTCAGTGAGCTGAGGATTATCGGGCATTATTTTTTCTCAGGCTTGTCGCCGTTGAGCCGATTGAGTACCCGAATCTCGCCATCGAGCCGTAGAACCTCTTGGAGTAACTGCTGCTCCTGCTGCTGGAATTGCCGTCTGAGCTGGTTCAGCTTCTCTACGGCTTCCTTTTGCTTTGCTACTGTTTCTTTCAGTTCCTTTTGTATTTCCATGTGCCTCCTTGACAAATAGTTATAATGGGGATTATCCTTGAAATGTGGAAATGCTAAGAAATATTAAGAACCTAGAGCATATAAAATTAGCCATAATTTTTATTGCCCTGAATGTTCTTGATATGTTTTTGACTCAGATAATCTTATTAAAGGGTGGCTGGGAAGCAAATCCGATTATGAAGTATCCCTTGGGTTATTCCATGGCTTTAAGTTGGTCAATTAAGTTAACTGCCATAATATCTGTTACTATTGTTCTCTTGTATTGTGCAACCTTTCACCCACGCCCTATAAAAATAACCTTTATATCTATAATTGGTTTCATGTCAATCGTTTGCTTATATAATGGATTACAATTAGTATCCTAACTCAACCGATTATGTCCCCTCAAAACACCTCTCATTGCCATCATCGTCTATATAGCAATAATTAGTTCCTGACATCGGCGCTTTCGTATTGATTGATATTTGGGAAGGAATCTTACCAATAAGTCCAGTCAGAGTGCCCTCTATGTATCGTTCATTGCCACTGGAATCTATATATCTTTGTTTCGTTCCCTCTACCCAAGGATGCCCTCCTATTTTACCAGTAGCACCATCCAACGTTCCTTCCTTCAATCTCTTAGAGTAATCTGTACCTAGATAAGCGAGATTATCTCCCTCTACCCAAATATATCCAGCAGGACTTTCTCGCAGCGTTGAGTCTGGAATAGTCAGATAGGTGTCCCCTTCTGGTGGGCCAGCCATATCGTAATCTGCACTGTGAACCCATATTAGGACTGTATACCCTTCACTATTTATATGCTCACTAGGGATATTAAAATATACATATTTCCCAATAACTAACTCAGATATATTCTTGGAAGCTATCAGGTATTCTGCCGAGAACCGCCCACGTATCCAGCCATATATCTCTGTACCAAAGTCTGGGTCTGCCCCATTTCCATTAAGGATAAGAAGCTGCCCACTTCCACCAAAATCAGTACACAAAACACGAAGAACAACGTCTTCGTTAATGCCTGTAGTATCATAAAATGTAATACATCTCTGCATACCACAAGGTAATGGCCCTCCTGCATACCAATTACGAGGGGCATTATATGGGTAGCTTGGTTTTTGGAAGTCCTCTGCAGTGGCGTGCCCCCAGCACCATAGCCAAGTTTCCATAACAGTCCAGCCATATGGCTGAATCAATGCCCTACGCCCAAACGCACTTATACTTACACTTATCGGAAGTTCTGCCATAATCTCCTAATCATACATATCCTCACCTACAGGGATTTTGAGCCGAGACTTGAAGTAGCCACCGTGGAATTGCTTGGATGAAGTGCCTATATTTCGACTATTATCATTATTGGGGCGAAAATTACCGCCATACAAAGTCACATCGCCATCAGTAGGCCACAACCAAATATCTTTGTCTGAATACAGATAAACCGTTTTCTCACTACCTTCAGGGGTTGCAACTATAAGGCAATCTGCATTAGCTCCGATATTGCCAATAAGTGTATCTCCATGATAAAACCGAATAATCGCATCTCCATAAAAATGGCCCCCACTTGCATCAAGTTTAATGTTCCCACCAGCAGCATAGAACTTCCCATCTGTCCCGATGTAAACCTGAACAGGTGTGCCAGCGTCGTAATCTTCCTTTGAGGCAAAAGTCCTGAAGGCGTTGATACCCTCACCGCCGTAGAGTGCTATACCATAAGTGGCATCTAAAACGACTCCGCTTTCCTCATACCACAGTCCATCCTTAACCGTCTTGGAGAGGAGAATATTCCCAGCATCTATACTTGTAAGTAGAACCAGCCCGTAAGTACCCTCTTGAACTTCGTCTAAGACAACGAGCCCACTGGCTGTTAGCGAAGAAGACTTTAATCTTCTAACAATCGTAGCCCTGCCAAACTCTATTAGCTGTGCAGATGTAGCCTCTTCCCAGGAGTCCCCGTCCCAGATCATAACTTTGTTGGGAATATAATTCGTGTCGAGCCAGAAATCGCCAGCCTCTTCTGCTGTCGGCGCACTGTCCTGCTTCCATAGGTTGTACTCTGCCTCACCAGGAACGCGGATAGCGTAGAGTGTATTTTCCGATACATAAACGCCCGTAGCATCTAGGTGTAGATAATTCTGCCTTATATATAGGTCTGGCCCGTCCTTTATCTCATCCAAATAGGCAAAAAGTTCACCTACTTGCACTCTCGCAAAGTAATTGCTGGGGTCCGTGTAAGTCTCCAGGTTTTTTAGTATCTCACGATACCTCAGCATTTCCAGCCAGTTCCCGAAACCGAAGGTCATTGTCCACTTGTCTTGTCCAAACCTTCGGTGAACATACCCCAGGTTGCCAGTCCGCTCATCTCCCTGCCGGGAATCGGTGACTTTCACATAGTCAAAGACTTCAGCACCGACATTAAGCGGAACTTCAGCAGCGCCCCTCTTGCTCCACATCTCGGCTTTAGCTATCAACGCTTCGGCAATGTCATCAGCCTGGTCGTTGCTTTCGAGTTTGGCCTGGATGTAGTGAATTTTCTTGACCTCATCAGGCAGAGAGTCATAATCCGAAGTTGAAGCCTCGCCCAGATATTGAGGGTCATCATCCTCATAAGACATAACATAGACCCTACTGGGAATGACTAGGGTGTTCTTGTAGGCTTTGGAGAAAAACTTATGGCTACCTCTTTCAAGGCTATACTCATAGTCATAATCCGTTCCTGTAGTAACTGGCTTCAAGATATGGACTTTGCCATCTTCTTCCCATCGAGCTACATTGGAAGTGTAGTCTAATAGTCGTCTTAATGCAGCGAGCCTATTCCCGCCAACATAAATTCTAAATCCTCCCTTCGGCTTGTAAGTGTCAGCCAGAGTATCATAGCCATCATCCCATACTACATCAAATTCTTCGCAATGACCATAACAATCTAATGTAGCACCGACAACCGCATCTACCAAGTCCTTGACTGTTTCTTCGTTATCATCATCTGGAATATAACTTTGATTGGCTTGGTCATCGGCCATGAGGTCAAGAGCCCCCCGTAATTCCAGAGTACAGTTTAGTTTGTTCGGGTCAGAGTCCCATTGCTGGTCTATCACCCATAGTGGAGCCGTTCCTGAATATTCCTCACCAGCTCTTGTGATCGCCCCGTATGAGATTACCCCCTTGAATCCCTTGAGGTCTATATCATCTAATTCACCATCTCGATTATGTAGAATAATCGTCGCTCGGTGAGAGTAATTTTCTTCGTCATGTGCTGAAGGCAAGATGCGTTCGTTGCCGTAAGTATATGTTGCTGCTCCTTTAGTCAAGACAATCTTGTATAAATTTTTAACAGAGCCAGCCTGTTGAGCATCCTTTAATGTGTCTGAAAGTGTCCTCATTTTACTTCAAATGCGAATTTGCTAGGAGATATGATAGCCGTTTCCCCTGTTCCATCAATAACCAGGATTTCGCCTCGCCATTGCCCTTCATCCATAGGGTCAGAATCTACTCCCTTATGATAGAAGTATTCGTAAATCCCTGTTGTGCTTTCATATTGCGTCATAGCCTCCCCATCAACCTTCGGCTCGTCGCTAGGGTCAGTGATAGAAACCTTCACCGCCGTTGGGTCAACAAGCGCCTTATTCTCATCATAGATAAGGGCGAGAACCCACACACTAGCCTTGTCGGGGAATACTATTACTTGAACAATGCCTTCTAATGCCATATTAGCCTCCCGAAGTAGTAACCTTGACCTTTCTGTACTGCGATGTGGTTGCCTTTATATTTCTGTACTGCGATGTGGTTGCCTTTATATTTCTGTACTGCGATGTGGTTGCCTTTATATTTCTGTACTGCGATGTAATGACCTTTACAAATAATGTCCTTCCTTCAAGGGAAAGCTCACGGCTTACCCAATTAAATATATGCCCTAGAGTAAAACTCTGCGCACCATGCCACGGATATACTTTCCAATCTATAATCATTTTACGTACTCGTCAAGATAGTTATAGTCCTCTGGTCGCAATCTGCCTCCGTGAATTTCAGCGTTATCACGTCTGCGTTCATCTCTGTCTGCGTGAAGTTTATTTTATAGACACCTGCGCTAATCTCGCTAACTGAATTCTCTGTATTCGCGAAAGCTGCACCATCCTTTGATATTTGCGAGGTAATTGTTTTACCCGTAGCTGGAGTGATGTGGTCAGCCGACAATACCATTAAGAACTCAAAATTACTCAGGGCGACATTTTTGGATATGCCAGACGGTAACAAGTCAGTTTTGGCCTTGACCGCATCTAGCGTTGCTTCTAGAGCTAATTCCTTGACTCTGAATATTCCACTAGCTTTAGATACATCGTTCTCGAAGAATAGCCCTGACCATGTTCCAGCAATAGTGAAGTTGAAGTCGAGATAATATAATCCCAACTCAATCTCGGTAAAGGTCTGAAGGTCACTCTTGACATTCGCTGGACTCCACAGATATGCAGTAACAGTCTTTCCGGTGCCAAATGCTTCGGCTCTGTAGATTATCCTATTTGTACCCGTATTATAAAGTTCTGCCATTTTTATCCTTCAGGATTCAGAGAGGAGGGAATAAAGCACCTCCCCTGAATCCTTTCGTTAACCTACCATCGCTGGCGAGGCTATAGCATCCACAGCGTCTTTTATCGCTCCCAGGCCATCGGTTCCATTACTGAGGTCTGTCTGAATTCCGTCTACGACAGTATCTACGGTAGTTATCAATCCATTAGTCGTGGAATGAGCACTATCCATTTCATCTTTAGTTGGTGCATCGTAATCACCTAGGGCAGTGTCAACCTCAGCGTTTATTGCCGCTGCATCAGGCAATGCGGCTAACCCAGAATCCAATTCAGCCTTAGTAGGAGCATCGTAGTCACCGAGAGCTGTATCAACTTCGGCATTGATTGCTGCTGCATCAGGCAGTGCAGCTATAGCATCACCGACAGAATCCATGTCGTGTCCAGCTACGGGGAAAGCCTTGACCACTTCGCCGTTGTTGTCGGTGGTATTCTTCATTATGATAATCCACTCACCCTCAGCATCCGGCGTAAACGTGGCGTAATACCTACCAGTAGAGACTACCTCAGTCATTTCAGCCACGCACTTAGCTTCATCCTTAGCATGTGCCTCATCGTACACATCCATTGTGACAGTCTTGCCGGTAGCGGAATTCACCGCCTGATAGGTTACTATGATTGCTACTCCATTTTTATAAGTTCCTGCTGCCATTGGTTTGTTCCTCCTTTTTAGATTTTATTTGCTTCTTATCGTTTCAACATCTCTTCATGCTTACCTCCTATCCCTTCTGAGCGTCAGGGTTTGCTCTAATATCTCCTGTCTCCTCTGGATAAAGGACTATAGGAGTCGTCTTGGCGCCGCTCGTCGAGGTTTTTACTATTATTGCCACGGTATCGGCGTTCATCTCAGTTGCCGTAAGGTCGAGATAATACATACCGCTACTAGTAGCTATCTCCGTGGCCTCATTATCACAATCAGCGAACGTCCCTCCATCCTTGCTGATTTCGGAATCGAGGTCTGCCGCTCCAGTGACTAAATCGCCATCAGCATCGAGCAAGACAAAAGTTACTCGATAGGCAATCCCTTTCTTTGGTATTGGCATAGCATCAGTTGAACCCATATTTCACCATCCTTTACCTATCCTTTGTGCTCCGATGGGCAAGATAGAACCTCCCCATCGTCGCATAGTAGGCTGCCCTACTAGGGTTTCAAATTCTTCAGAATCACTCCACTCACCTTCGCCAGCACTATTCTTAGCCTGCGTCTGAAATTCGTATTCTGTGCCAGAGTCTAGCTCAGTTAAGTCCTCATAGTATTCATCATTGGTTTCCAAGGTGTTCTGCCACTCGGTTATTACCCATTCCCCTACACCCAATTCCTCAAACATGAAATCCCTGGTATTGTTGGAGAGCCAATTACTCCCACCATCAATACTGTATTCAGCATTTCCGCCAGTATAAGTTGGAGAGCTGCCATCCAGTCTCCAGCCTACATGATTAGAACCGTCACCATCTAAAGCTCTTACTACAATGGCATACTTTGTACCCTCAGATAAGTTATAACCATCGCCAAGGGTAATTTCTCGCCACTCACCATCAGTATCAGTCGTTAGAGTATTGCCATTAGTAGTTCCAGAACAGAGGTCTTCACCAGTAGGATGTCCGCTTCCATCAGTAGCTTTTATACTAACCGTGATTGTTCCAGGGCTTAGTGTGCGGTATAATTTCAATTTAACAAGCTTAATTTTATGCGATTCTAAAGGAGTAATTGTATGTGCTTGCCAAAGGTCGTCATGTGCGTAAAGAACATCATCATCACCAGTGTTGTAATGCTCATATAATGCCTCTGCCTCTAAAGGCCTCCACCTGAACCTCGCCTCACAGGACTCTCCGCCATCATCCGAGATTTTCCCGTTGATTCGGGCTGTAGTGCCTCCTACATTAGTGGCGGCCTGCCGAATGGCTGTAGGAACTACTGCCTCCTGCAAGTCAAGGTTTGATATTGTGCAACTTATCGTTGCTGTACCACCTATATCATAACTTGCTATCCCAAAGACAAACTCAAAATCTTGTTGCTCAGTTAATACAACAGTTAAAGTATCAACTAGATTTGTTCTTTCAGAATCATCATAGATATATTCATATAACTTACCATATGAACCCTCATCATCATCTCTTTTTATCTTAGGATAGTAGTCTGTGCTAAGACTAAAATTTGAATAGAGGTCGTATGCCGATTCACTACCGCCATTAATCTCACTGAGAATAATATAATAATTTACACCATTACCACTACGAGATGAGTAAGACTGCAAGGAGTCTCCACTAGCACCAAAAATACCATGGAAGTCAACCTGTAAATTGGCGAGCATCCAATGGCAAGTCACGGCACCAGCCCCAATCGCAGTAACCTCCCATTCCAATAGATGCTCGAAATCAGCATTAAAGTGGTTAGAGCCTTTGCTGTCTGAAACATGAAAGGTTTCACCTAAACAATCAGCACTGACCGCAGTTATTGTTGTGCTGGTTTTAGTAATATCATTGCCTTCATCAGTCTCATCATAGGTAGAGAAATCCTCAGTTGGGTCAATGCCTTCACCTACAGATAAAGCATCTAAGCGGACTAATTTAAGTTCATCTAAAATAGGCGACGCCGCAAGTGTAAGTTTTGTTTTTTCCTTTGCCTTATCACCAAAGAGGCTTTCGTATATGGCTATTCGCTGCTCAATGTTAAGTCTGCCAATATCCTTCCATTCTTTGGGAGTATAGTTAGCATCCCTGATAATACCCTTTAACCTATCCCTCTCTGCTAATACTTGCTCTAATGACGACTCAAATTGCTTTTGGTAAGACCTGAATTTGCCTGTCTTAAGATACTTACTAGGATTACTACGAGCTATTTCGCCCTGCCTATTGTGCTCGTCAATCATCTGCTGGACAAGCGAATAGCAGGCAAAGAGCTTGTCTTTGTCCTTATTCACGTTTTTGGGATAGATTACTACTTCCATTTTAGCTCTTAGTCACCCTCAAGCTCAGCGTTACTCTTGTGTACATCTTTCTCTCGCTTTGCCTTCCTTTTTAGACTCTTGATTAAAACTCCCAGGCTTTATTTTCGGTTATCGAATCAAGCCCGGCCTGATATATTGCGAAGTGCTGAGCAGCCCAATCGTGATACCATCTTGACGAAGCCGGCACTATCTGGTCCCGCATCTTGTTGAGCCAGGCCATAGCAGCCTTAGCCACAGCGCCATCCACAAGAACACTCTCTAGGTCGTCAGTCAGAGTAGATGTTGAGCCTGTTAGCTGATGGACTTTATTACAATACAGATAGATGTTCTCTCCCGAAGTCGGCGCTTCCCCTGTTTGCAATGTCAGGGTGTTGCCGAAGATGCTAAATTTGTGTATGTAATCAGGTGGATTGTTACCAGTGGGATACTCAACCTTCTCTACCTTGTCACCGATTAAACCCTCTATGTCGCTGAGGTCTATATCTATTGTGCCATCGCTAACTACGGTTTCTCGGGCTTCATAAGGGCATACCTTCGATATTTCCTTCAGGGCTTTGCGGATATATATGTCTAGTTCGTCATTATCAAAATCATTTCCGCTAGTCTTAAACTCATCACGTAGGATTTGCCTTACTATGCCTCTTATTCCGTCAATGTTATTAGCCATACCTCACCTACTTCTTGACCGGCTGAAGACAGTAATCCTTTAGCTGCTCCTCGGTCATCGAGTTTGCCATCTTGATAACAGCCTCTTTGTTCTTGACGCTTTTTATGGCGCTTTCTCCGTGACGCTTATAGCCTAGTGCCATGCAAGCCATTGTCTTCTGTGCTTCGCTTTCAGCAGGCATGTTTACCTCCTTGAAATGGAATGAGGGGTGATTAGAGGCTCACCCCTCAAAGCCTTTATCGCTACCTAATTATCCGACTATTCAATCAGCCGGCAGGCCAGCTCTTCGGTCAGTGTCTTCACGCCGATCAACATGTCAATGGACACGGTATCAACCTTCTTGTTGATGTCGTAGCCCATGACTACTCGGCAGGACACTCCCTTGTATGTTTCCGTCGAAGCCAAAGCGCCACCCATAGGCGGAGCCAGAGGTGCACTAACTAGGGCAAAAGCGTTCCTGTGAAAAACGATGTTGTTAGCACCTACAGTATCTACTACCGCTATTGCACCGCCCGAAGCTGCTTTAGCAACAGGCGGATAGTGTGCTACCACTGTCCCAGGAGTTGTTGCAATAGTTGCATCCTCTAGCAGCACATAAGTGCTAGTAGAGGTATCACTGTTGGTTATGGTGATAATATCACCCTTCTTTATAGTGCAAGTTGCACCAACACCCACTATGGTCAGGACATCGCCTGATACAACGGCAGTCGCGGTATCTGAAGTGTCTATAGTGCCCTTGGCATGCGTTACGATGTTCTGATCCATATAAAAGTCCATGCCGAAGATTCGGCCCAGGCTCGCATTTTTCAGACCATCGGTGTCCCCGCGCTTCTCAGCGTTCAGGAAGGACGGCACAACGATGTATTTCGCCTTAGCAGCAGGTGATAGGACGGCATACCGGCTGTCCGTAGGGACTTTGTTGGTGTTCAACATCTGTTCCAGTTCTGCCATGTCTGCCAATTTGCCCGCTTCGTCACTCCCATCAGATGCCACAGAGTAAGGGATATTGACGTACAGCCCAGCCAGAAGTAAGTCGAGATACTGAGCATGTGCCCTCATAGAAGGCTGTATTACCTGCTCAGAGTAAGCTAAGATGTCCAGAGTCCTCTGCTCGCTTGTTAGTTCGAAACTCACGTCAATGAGCTTGTCCAGCTTGACGGCCACGCTGCCTTCACTGATGTTCTGGAGTGTTACGCCCGAAGACCTATCGAACAACTCCGCTGTGAACGTCGCAGGTTTGCGAACCGTGATGGTATCACCCACCTTGCGAAATTCCTTAGAGTAAGCCCGATAAACGAGCCCAGCCAGGACCATGTTATTCTCCAGAGCCATCAAAGCCTCTTTCGCTATGATGGATGGAGTTAGTACAACATTGGTTGAAGATCCCCAAGTTGCCATTTTTGTTTACCTCCTTGTTTTTGAGGTAATGAGGGCAAAGGCTATCGAACCTTTATTTAGCCCCCTTTCTCCAGGCAGCATATTGTTCTGGAGTCATTGCATCCAGTTCCTTAGCTGTAGGAGTCCGTCTTCCGCCAGTAGTCGGCACAGGTACAGGAGTTGTTGGTTTTTTCTCGCCTTCGCCCCCCGGTGGTCGTTCCCCGGTGCTTAACCGCTTGGCGAGTTTTTCGGCTTGAGCCTCGGTAGTCAGGTCAAGGTCTTTAACATCTTTTTTGAGGTCTTCGGGATTGAGCTCATATCTGGCTGCAATTTCGTAGAGCTTCATTCCCAAAGTAACCTCCTCAGCAGCCCTAACCTTTCCCACATGCTCAGCCTCTTTGCGGTCTTGCTCTTGCTCCCGCTTGGCTATAGTAGCCTCGCGCTCATCCAGGCTCTTTGAGCGGGTTTTATCAGATTGCTTAGCCTGGTATGCCCGCAACTTGGTAGGGTCTCTCTGTGCTTCCGCTAGTTCCTCTGCGTCTTTTTGCCTTTCCCATTCCTCTATCCTGGCGAATCCCGCCTTGACAGATTCCTCTTGAGACTTGAGAGCAGATTCCCTTGAGGATAGCGTTTTATCATCCCTGCCACGCTTAATGCGGTCAGCTTGCAGTGCCTTGTCTAGTTCCTCCTGTGTGTACTGAGTCTTGGCTTCCGTCGTTGGAGTAGTCCCTTCGCTACCCTCAGGAGCCGTTTCCGTATCTTGGAGGGAATCCTGTGTGGTCTCTTCGGTTTCGTCCTTCATTTTTACCTCCTAAATCAAAAAGCCTCAGAATGTAAAAGATTTTCTGAGGCTATCGCCACCCTTTAAGGCGGTGGCTTTCCCAACGACCCTATGTTATGGGATTAAATCTATTAGCTTATTTACTAACTCTTCGGTAGCTTCAAGTAATTCACCTTCCGATGAATACCGATAGCGAGCATCTTGGCTTAGTCTGCCTATCAGTAAATGTATTGCCTCATGCTTGGCATCTCGTTTAATATCCTTGAATGGTTTATCTTCTTTCCCTATTTTGCTATTCAATCTTACTGTAGCTACCATCTCACCTTGATTGATGGAAATAGAAGCAAAAACACTATCCAGTGGCTCATATTTGAAGTAGATTTGGTATCCAGTTAAACCAAATATCTTCTGCCACCGCTTAAACTCTTCTTGGAATAAAGCGAAATCTTCATTCACCTTCTATTACTCCCCTTCCCCACAGTCCTCGGTTTATTGCATCCACCTCTGTTTTTGTTCGCCCTGACTCCTCTGCCAGAGCCGTCTCTTTTTGGCGTTCCTTTCGCCATTTTATTTATTCCTTCCTATTCTCAGTCTTCTTCTTTGCCTTCGATTCATCGGCACTATCTTTATTAAGTTTCCATCTTTATCCACAATACGAACTTTCTTTGTAGGTGATGGAGTAATTTTCATTATTAATCGCATCTATCTGTTCCGTATGCTGGCACAAGCCCTCTTAATCTCACAAGTGCAGCGTCTAGGTCTGCGTTCTGACATCTAGCCTGAAGTCTAGGTGTGCCAGTCGGCAAGTCATCATATCGGTTAAGTAACTTCTCCTCTGAAATAGTCGGCACCTTGGTAAAGTCCTTCGGCTGATTGCCCAAAACACCTTTCCAGACATCTTCGTAGTAATCCTCATGCTCCATCAAGAAGCGTTCCTGGTCATAGCCAGCGACAGGCATTTGGTAATATTCAACATAAAGTCCGATATATTTTTCGGCTACATCTGCTCCGTAGGCTTGCTTCGTGTAGTAAGCCTTGCCGAAATCAGTAATCCTCCCACGATTATCAAATAAAAGCCCGCGCCTTGCTTCCGCTCTCTGGGCATCATTGGAGATATAGTGTTCTGATTTCCTGTCTCCGTAGGCATCGTATAAGTCAAAATCATCCCTATACTCCACCTGAAGCCTCAAAACAGGCTCATTCCAGTCCTCGCCAGTATCGGTAAGCAATCCACTCTCCAATGCCCACTGGTGAGCCTCTCCATTGTCAATCAGCCAGAGTTTAGCCTCTGAGCTGCTGGCTCCATACTCGTCAACGATAATGCCTCTATCTACCCAAGCCTCAACAATATCTTCAGGAGTCGGGTTATCCTCCGTCCCTTCACTCAAAGCCTCAATACGCCTTATGTCGTTTCTGAATTCGGGGTTTTCTTCGTATAGTTCCTGAATGGCTGTGTCTCTCGCGGTTAAACCCTCGGGACCCTTGATTTCATTATCAAGTCCGCCATAAGCGTCCAATAAATCAAACAGTTCCTTATTCTTCAGTTTGAGCTTGGCAACCTCATCAAGCTCTCTAGTTATCATCGCATTTTCAGGTATGCCTAGAGATTTAGCGAGAGAGTCTATCTTATCCAAAGCATCCAGACTGTAAATGTTCGCCTTATCCCATAAAGCTAGTAGAGCGTTTTCCTCGGGGTGACTTCTCAGCCAATCTTCTCTAGGGTTAGCGTATAACTCAGGATGATTTATCAGGAATTTCGCCTTTCCGTCCTCATTGAGATAGTGATATTTAATCAATAAGGAGTATTGCGCCTGAGTCATGTTACCTAGATAAGCGTTCCGCGTCCTCTCATCGCTATCAAAGGCTTTCAGTGACTCTTCATCCCCGGAAGCGACAATCTTCTGCCGTTCCTGCCACATCTCATAATACTGTTTGAATGTCGTGCCTTCTTCAGGGTCGGCATTAAGAGAGGTTAAACGCTTATTCGGCAGTGATTCTATTTGTTCAATAATCTGCAATACCTGAGCGATTGACCTGATATATTCAGGAAAGCCTTTAGATTCGGTTAATTCGCTGGGATCAACACCCCTGAATTGCGAGGCTGTATCAGCCCAGAAGTCAGCTAGGTCATAGACTGGTTCGGTAATTCCATACCCAGTATTCTCAGGATACTTGGGAAGTCCTAGTTTAGCCCAGTCCTCACGCCAATCTCCAGTGTATGTTTGAACGCCCTCACCAAAGATAGCTGGGATAATAGCTATCATGCCTTCCCTTGTGCCTTCATCAAAAGCCTCCCATATATCTTGTACAGCGAAAGGAGCTATCCTTTGAATCCATTGCTCGGCATTAGTAAGGTCAACTGCAACGCCTAAGAAGTTACGCCCTGTCCAGAAATCCCATAGTATACTCGGTACAGGAGCCAATGAGCCTCTAAGGAAATTAGTTAATGTTTTGATAGGGTCTGCCTCATACTCTGCTCCTGTAACTGAAGATACGCCAGTGCCAGTTGCTAACCGGGTATAAAGCACAAGGAATTGTCTATACCCAGCCCAAGGGTCTATCCTCATATTGCCGATTCTAATGCTCATAAACTCAGCATTGCGTGGGTCTTTTTCTGCTTCCCACCAGTCCATGAAGTCACCAAATAAAACCACACCAGAAATGAGAGCATTGGTTATCATAAAGTCTCGCCATGTTTCTTTCATTAGGCCACGGCTGAAGTGCCATTCTCCACCCCTTCTATAAATCCCTGTCAATCCTAGTGGGAAGAAAAAGCGTGCTAGCTTTGACCTGGCAGCGAAGAACATCGTATTGAGTATTGGACCCAACTTGTTATATTGTCCCAATGATGCCCTTTGCACCAAATTGCCAATTTGCTCTTGATAGATTGACATTTCCTTACGAATATCAACGGATTCACCTTCCTTCAACTTAATCTGCCCAGATGCTACTTTCTCGGCGTAGCGTATAACCTCTTTGTATTTATCCTTATACAATGTCCAGCTACCTACATTCAGTGGAGTTACAAAAATTCTCTCAAAAGGAGCTGTCACCTTCTGAGTTATTCTGGGGAGTAACCTTTCAGTAGTGGGATAGCCATATTCTTCAGCAGCACGCCATTGTGCTGTACCCTTCTTTACGCCCATTATCCTCAAGAAGTCAAAGCCAAATTCTTTTCTAATATCCTCATATAATTCCATCAATGGGTCTTGCATTATACGTTGCTGAATAGCTTCAGCCTCAGCCGTATTAAAAGACTTCCAGAACGCAATGCCCATTTGATAGGCAATATAAGGATGCCCACACATTAGATACTTGCCTTGCCTTGGGAATGAGGCATCAAAACTAGCCATGCCACCTCTTAGCATATTGTTTATATCAACTACATTCCATCCCAAACCCTTCAATACCCTGCTAATGGTTTGCTTTTCGCTGAGGGTAAACATTGGTGCTTGCTCAAAGGCACTATTAACTATAGGGTCAATCACAACTGGTTGGAATTGCTCTTTTGCTCTTTTAGCTCTAGCCTCAGCCAAACCCCTAGCAGCCTCCATAGTCTCTTTTTGAAGGCGAAGCTGCTCCTCAGTCCTCTCCTCTGCTAACGCTTCTGGTGCAACATATTCCTCACCTAATCGTGGTTGCCCAAATACTGCACCTGGATAGTAAGCTGCTGGTGCTATAGGCTTATGCGGAAATACCCTGTCTTTAGCTATGGCTAACTGGAGTTTGTATTCCTCATTTGAGATAACACCATCCTTCAGAAGATTGTTAAGCTCGTTCCTTCGCTCCCAGAACCAGGCCTGAGCTATTCTTTTTACATCGTTTTCAGTAATCTCACTTAAAGGCTTTTCGAGTAGAATCCTATCCTCTTCACTGATGGTTGACAGTTCCTTCAGCCAGTTTACCGTCTCTTGACTGAGGGAAACTTCGCCCCTACCAGTTTCAAGGTAGATTCCCTCGATTATCTTTGTTAAAGATTCCCCTCTGTCTAAAGCCTCTAATAGCTCTTCATCACCAATAAACACTCTGGCCAGCCTATCCCATGCAGAACCGCCATCAGGGAAGTATTTAGTTCCGATTCCTTTCACTCTAGGTATAGACTTGCCAGCTAGTGCATTGGTAAGTGCGGTATAGCCAGCCATGATTTCAGTCCATCCTTCAGGTTTGCCCTTCCAATAGTTAACGACTTTTGCAAACAGGACATTCCGCATCTCCTGAGTCAAGTCGTTGAAGTAATCGGTTGTAACATCGGGAAGCTTGCCAGTCATAAACATCTGTTCTGCTGCCTTGATAGCCTCTTCGGGATTCATACCCTCGACTATCATAGCCTGAGCACTTTCACTGGCGGACTGTGCTCTTTGTGCAAAGACGTGCTTTCTTAGTTCAATCGCTGCTGCCCTCTGCATCTCAGCGTTAGGAGCTGCGACTGCATCTTTGAATAGCTCTATGGTTCGCTCTACCTGTCTTGGAGTTAATTGAGTATTCGTAAGAGCGGGAATACCAGTCGTTATATCCTCAGCCTTAACGAGAGACACTGCGGGGATTTCAGGAGACATCTTTTGCCTTGCCTCTTGGTAAACCTTCAGCATCTCCTCAAGCTGCCTGCTTGTATATTCAGGGAAGGCGTTAGGTCTTATAGGGTGTCTCGCTAGTTCTATTCCCTTCCTTGCTGGTCTTCCCTGCCCTGGCAGAGAACGAATACCAAGCTCCTCAGATACTTGCCTTATCAGAGTATCAAGTTCCTCGACAATTTCTATACCATCAAGTTCTCGCAACGCCTCTAATCTGGCAAGCTCCAAGCGAAGATTGCCCTTAGTTCCTAAGTCTTTGGGTAGCCTGCCCTTCTTTTCTAGTAGGCTCTTAATCTCAGAGATTCTATCTTCAGTGACCTTAGAATTGTATTCCCTCAGCCTCAGATAGTCGTCAAGGCGGGACTGGACTAATTTCCCTCTAGCTTCAGGCCTTATTTCCTTTGCTGGCACTTCCTCTAGCATAGAAGGCTGAATCCCTGCCTCTGGCATACCTGTGGGGGTTTCGGGGATTGCAGGTGTAAATCCACCTTGACTTGCAGTTTCTAATAAACGCCCAAAGTCTGCTACACCCAACTTGCTTGAATAATACTCATTCATCCCTAGATGGTCTATGACCGCAGAGTGCAATTCCTGCTTCAATTCATTAAACAAGATTAGTTTCTTGGAAGGGTTGGTCTCTTTTTGTATTCTCTTGATGATGCCCGCTATATTGTCAGCTACGTTTTTTACATACCAATCACCTTTGAATTTGACTTTTATCCCCTTTGTTGCAGTCTCTATATCTGCTACGAATTTATCTATTCTCGCAATCCTGTTAAGTAAAGCAGCTTCAGTCAAATCCCAAGTAGGTATTGTTATATCCGCATAAAGTTCAGATAGATTTTCCTCAAAAGATGTAACCTCCGCCATACCAGCTTCGGCTGTGGGGACTTCAGGGATAACTGGAGTAAACTCTTTGATGCCTAATTTATTACCCGTATCTCTTACTGCCCTTAGGATATTTAGATATTCGTCACTCTCCCAACCAGTTACACCCTTTTCAATATACCAGGCATAAGCATCAGCTAATACTTCTTCAGGCTTATTATTAAATCCAAAGGGATTATCAAATGTTGAACGAACCGATATAGATTTGCCTTTATCTAATCTGAAAGGTTCGAGTAGAACTTGCCATTCCTCACCCTTCAACATCTCAGCAGCAACATCGTGTCCTAATTCATGCGTTAATAAGGCTTTTCTTTCCCCTGAATTAAGTTCAAAGAATTTGGGATTGATTGTGGTAATCCCACCCCTACGACTTCCTATCGCCTGTTGTTCTGTATTGAGTTTATAACCACTTATCCCCGTAATTTCAAATTGCTGTCTAGATATAGTTAATATATCCTCTGTAACCTCTAGTGTAACAGGCTTCCCCTTTGCAACCTCCTCCGCAACCTCTATATCCTGTAAAATACTCTCAGGTAGAGTAGAAATCGTGGGTTCTACGCTGGGTTTTTCTACCTCGGGGTGCTCTTCATAATATTCTTCTTGTGCTGCCTCGATAGCCTTAGAAAGTTCCACTTCGCCTTCGGGAGTCTTGGCTATCTCGTTGGCTGCCTGTACCTGAGCTTCTTCTTCTGTGAGCCCAGCTTTCTGAAAGTCTCCTACCAGCTTGTCATATTGCGCGCCTGTTTCCTGTGATAAACCCCCTCTGAATGTTTGAAACGAAGCTCCCCCACCGATAACACCAAACGGTAAGGATGCTATCACGCCTTGAATATAGGCATGGCTCACACCCTCCATAATAGATTGTGTTGCATCATAGTTTTTAAGGATAGTATTGTGAACCACCTGAGTGACTAATTCCTCAACACCTTCAATCTGGGGAATAACAGCACCAGTAATAATTGCTCTAGCGAGTCGGCTTGCCGTACCTTTAAGGATTGTATTCCACATCGGCTTAACTGCCTGTCCTATTGGCTTGAATATAAGTCCAATAAATGGCAAGTCTGATACTGTCTCAATTCCACCAACAGCCAGCCCATAAAGCCTGGCTGGGTTCTGGGCTTGATCGATTGGCACCCCCATGTCAACCAGTTCATCAATCATATTCCCAGCTTCAGGCATACCAGCGACTAACAATCCTACCGGTATTCCAACAGCAGGCGTAGCCACAGCCGATACAGCAACTATCGTTCCCATCACAGCCAGCGTGTAAGCCAGACTACTGCTAACGCTATAAGCGATATAGCCTGGGTCTAGGAATAAGCTGGGATTATCAAATGGACTTTCCAAATATTCAGCCTTCGGTGTCAGCTCGGGATGCTCAGTCCAGAATGTTTGTTGGTCTGCCTTTCTCCTTAAATACCCATCTATTGTATTCTGTAATGCGTTTTCATACGCTTGTTGTGCAGCTTCAAACTGAAACTCAGGGGGGATTGCAGTTGTATGAGTAGCCACAGGAAAGGGAACCTCTTTTGAAGGTAGAGACGGGGGATTCGTGAACAGGAATGTCTCTATGCCCTGCTTAAAACTAACAGCACCAGCAATGAATGGGTCCCAAAGATAATCCTTTGCCCAGCCTTCAGCCTCAAACTCTGGCACAACTGTTGGAGCGAATAACTCGTCTATATCTATATCGCTGAGATGAACAGTACCTCCCTGTCCATCATCAAAAGGAATCATTTTAAGAAACCTCACCATCTCCTCGGTTGGACCAATCTCCCGTATATCAGCAAGGAATCCTTCACGGTCTCGGTTCATATAGTCTATGACTTCGTTTATATCCTGCTGGGGAAACACAGCGCCGAAGACTTCCTCTTTCTCAAGCCGCTGCCGTTCCCTTAAATCAACCCACCCAGCAACATCTAACTCTCCACCTGTAGCTTGGTATTCCCTGTATGCAGCTTTGCCTTCCTCATTCAGATTCTCGATTGTCAATGACCAACTGGGGACTTCCCAACCTTCGGGAATAACTTGGCCTGTAGGCTCTGATAACCATGCCTGCATATCGGCCTCAGATAACTTCTGACCGGACGGAGAAATGTAATAGTTATCTTCCGTAATCTCCCACTTAGTAGGTGTAATAATGCTAGAAGTAAAGCCACCATTCCCTTCCATTGGTGTGAGTTTGAGCATTGCACCTTCTTGAAGTGCCAAGCCCATCTCGGCAGCCTCGGAAGCGGTAAAGAATAACGGCTGTGTCGGGAATGTAGTCGTTAGCTGTCTCTGAGATATTGCTTCTGTTAGCTGTGGATACATCTCGCGGACATCAGCTAGAGATGTCCCATATTGCGACAATAGCCGTTCTATCTGTAGGTCTTTTGCCCTACGATATTTAGTTAGCAGGTCCTCTTCGTTTAGATTAAATCCGTTCATGCTAACCCTCGCTTGAAGAGTATATGCCAGCAGAGTCGCCATCTTGCCGATAATGGCCACTGCTTGACTGCCCTCACATACTCAAGGAAGTTTCTCCGGCTATATTTTCTAATCTTTTTTACTACTCTGCCGTTCATTCCTGTTTCCCTTTATTAAGTTGACCTAGTTTGCCATTGGTCTTTAGCATCTCTAGGATATTGGGCTTTTTTACCTCGCCTTTATTTCCCTCGATACCCTCACCCCTGGCAGCATCAAGCACCATCTGGTCGAGGTCTTTTACATTAAATTCAAAGTCAAGCTCATCTTTACTCATTATTCGGCCTCCTCAATAGCTTCTTCTGGAGCCGTGGTCAACATAGAACGCCCCTGTGCTGTTTTGCCACCAGCACTCTCCTTTGTCTCCGTTGGCTCAGGCTTGTTTTTTTCCTCAGCCTGAACTTCAGCGAACTTGTTGCCCTCAATAGGACTCAACTGTCCCATAGCGTTTCTTTGCTTTATAATGGTCTGTAGCCTTTGAGCCAGCAGATAAGCCTCAATCTTGTTTTGAATACTAGGCTTATCACCCTTCTTAATAGGTTCTATTAGCTTCCTCGCTCTCCTGTAAAGGAAAAGAACCTCGTCCACCTTTTCGGCTTGTTCGGAGAGATACCTAATCTCTTCACCGTCCGGGTCTTTATCGTGTAGATAGTCTCGCCTTATCGTATCCCTAGAGTAGAATAGGCTGGCATCCCTCGCCATCGTCAAGTTGGCAATCCTATCCTCAGCCGATTCGGTGAAAAACCTGTATTTAATGGTGTAGTCACCCTTCAGGTCCTCCGGTTTATATTCGTTCTCGCTGCCCGTTGGTCCTACTATTATGGGCTGGCCGAGTGCTATGCACTGGTTAATAATCATCCGGCTGAGAGCTTGATAAAATGCCGCCTTCGTGTTCACCCTAGGCAGGAATATATCGTTTCTTGAACCTGTCAGTCGTGCCATTGCCACAGAGGACAGAGGGAAGTTCAATGTGCCATAATCAATCGCTGCCAGACTACCACGTTGTAAGTCAGATTCGAGGATGGAGTAGAACAATGTCGTGGCCCTCTTTATGTCGCTAACTGGCATTGCCTCAAATCCCCCACCCTTCTCCACAGCATGAACAGACCTTTGCTTGTAGGGTGATGTCTTAGGCTTTTTAGCGTCCCCTGGCTTTGTAACATGAAGTTGCAAAGCTGCGAACAGCGCATTGACATTGATAGTTTGTAGAATTGTTGCAGTCCTGTTTTTCTCAGGCCATAGATTACGATTAGCCCAAAGTATGCTTTCGCCCTTGTGCTCCAATGCATCCTTGCTGTAGAACATGGAGCCGGCGTGGACTACCGAATAGACAAATGGCGGGTATCCGTAAGTGTTAGGATTCCTGCGAGCTACCTCCTTATTTACAAAGTTGGTATTCCATTCAGGGTTCCAATGGTCAACGACTTCGTTCTCACTTCCCTCTAAATGGGGGAGTGTGTCACCAGGCTTGTTGTATTCGCGCTCAAGCTCCTCTTTAGTCTGAATGAACCACGGAGCTCCCCAAACCATTCCGTTTTCGCCCAGCTCGGGAACAAAGAACCTCGTATCCAGCGGGGTAACATCGGGGACAAGCAGGCCATCCCCGCTTATCCTTAGACAAGGACGGGCGCCCACATGACCTCTAATCATAATTTGCTCATCCACAAAAGCTCCCAATCCCCAAATACCCTTTTTCTCCAGCCATTCGTCTATCATGTAATAGACATCGGCAAGGAATTGCTCAATCAGGGTAGTTTGCTTATCGGTCAGCTTATGCCCTTCAATAACTGCCTGCATAGTCGCCCCTCCGAGTATGGATATAGCTTTCACAGCATAGAGAAGGCAATCGTTTAACGTAACATTGGCTACATCTGGCATTTCCTTTGTGGCATCGTCCAGCATCATCATCTTATAGGGCTTGAGGAAGTAAAGAGCCTCGTCCACGTCCTGCCGGTCAGTTATGGGCTTCAGGGTGTCCCTCTTTGCTTCAAATGCGGTGTAGTCCTGGTCTATATTTTCTTCTGCCATAGTTACTCCTTGCTCTTGCCGTTTCTAGCCTCAAGCCAGGTCTTTAGTCCTCTTACCGATTCAGCTAATTGCTGGCTAATATCTCTACCTTGCGCACTATCTTGATGGTAGTGTTCAATTAGCGTAGCCATTCGGTCTTCCATAAACATTCTGTCCTGTCGCATCTGACCAACTAAATGTCTCAGGAAGAAGAATAGGGCAACGGCGAGTACCCCAGCTATGCCTAAATCTAAAAAATCAACCATATTGCCCTCCTCAGAATTGACATATACGATGAATTGTGATAACTTGTACCTTGGCTGGGTTAATCTCCCAGAAAGCTGAGATTGCTTTTGAAAGAGGCTTTAGGTAACCGTGCTGAAATTATAGCTAGGATTCATTACGACCTAGCGTTAATTTCATGGAGTGCAGTGTAACCCCCGGGGATTAGTAGTAAGTGAAGTCTGCCTATAATTACCACGAAAATAGTGCTTACTAGCCCAGCCCTCCTTAGAACTGCCATGCTTCAGCCTCCTCCTTTTCTACTGCCCTGTCTGGCTCATCCAGGTCTGCTATGATGTAGCGTTCTGCTGCCATCAGGTGATAGTGGGATTCGTTCTCTATTTCATCTATAGGTCGGTATCTGTCATCGAGCTTTCGGGAAAATGACTGCTTCTCATCGAGGTAGCCCAAGAGGTCATCGAATACCATAATCCTGTTGAGCTTGTGCCAGGCGAAGACTTTGAGGATTTGCGTCTCAACCTTGTGGTTCATTTCCGGGGGTTCGCTTATCGGCCAACCGTGAGCCTCATAAGCCTGCCTGATTTCCTCTTCCTGGTGGCTCCCCCCCACCCTCTTCACCACATTGTAGCCTTTGGTTATCCTCTTAAACTCCTGGACATGCTCATAAACGGATTTATTCTCTTGGGGCAAATACTCCTTAAAAGCCCAAAGTATGCCCGTTCCCGGGTCCTCAGCGAAGAAGATGGCAGAAGGGTTGGAGCCACCGAAGTCATGCCCTACATAGATTAGCCAGTTATCGGGTATCTCAAAGCGTTGCTTCTTGCAATGCCTCGGGTCAAATGATGAATAGATTAGCCCAGGGGGAATGTCATATCTCCCGCGATAGAACATATTGAACTTCCAGCTTGGGAGTTTGGTTTGGACTCTTTCAAACTCAGCCTTCGGGAAGGCCGGGTTCATTGTGGAGTCGAACATGATTACATCATAGTCAGGGTCTCCCTCTTCCCATCGGTCGTAAACTTCAATCTTGAACCAGCCCAGCCCGTAAAGTGTGGTAGTAAATAGAACTCTTCCCTGCTGAATGGAAAGACGCCTTTGCACTGCCTCCCAGGTGTCTCTCCTGAACTGCTTTTGCCCAGCTTCATCAAGCCATGCTGCCTTTGCCTCAGCAGATTCAAGGGATTCAGGCTTGGTGGCACTGCCGAAGATTACCCGGATATTTTGTTTATAAAACTGGAATACCCTAGCACCTGTGTTTGTTTGGCTATACTCGCCCAGGTGTAGCAGATCCCGGAACAAATGGAGGAACTCCGGCAGCATCCTGAGCTCTAGCAGAGGGAAGGTAGCAGTGACGGCCAGATAGTCCCCGGGCCCGCAGTTCTTTATCTCCCTGTAGAGCCAATCCGGACCAAAACAAGTCTTCCCCCCCTGAGTGCCGGCCTGCATAGCAATAAATCTTTTATCGCTCTGCCATGTCCGAGACTGCCCGGGGTGGAAGTTCAGATGTATCTCTTTGTCTATGAGCTCCCGGTAGGGTTTAACTTCCTTTGCTACTGCTTGAACCATTCTTGTCCTCTGTTACATGAGCCACTATCTTTTCGACTACGATTGGCATGTTCGGGTCTCCGCCGATAGGCTGAGTAACCTTGCCCTCTGTGCGCTCAAATACTATGGTGATAGCACTGTCACTTTTCTTTGCCCGGTTTATTAAGTTCTTAGCTATTTCATCAGCCACAGCTTTATTGCCTAGCTGCTCCCGCAGAGCCTCGCTGATATACTTAATTCCCTTTGGTCGCCCCTTGGGGTTTCCCGATTGCCCTGGCTTCCATCCTTTTTTGAGGTTTGCCAGTGAGTTCGGATTCTTTCCCTTCGGGTATCTAGCTTTCTGTTCTGCCATCTTCTTCCTCTAATGTCGTCCCGTCCTCAGTCCATGTATAGTTATCGTTCCATTCCATCTTTTACCTCCGGGCATTTGACGTGTATTCGAGAGAATTCAGTGGTTCTCTGCCCCTGGGATTCAACATATCTTCCCTGTAGATAATAAGGCGTTTTCGGCTTTATCGGCTGTCCGCATTTAGCGCATTTATGCTCATAATTGCTTACGCATTGGCGCAGTCCTTCTATACTCATCAGCACCCCTTAAAAATACAAGCCATAGCAGTTATAAAACCTATCAGCGATAACACGCCGAAACCTAAGCCCGCCTTGTAATAGTGAAGTTCCCTCCTCATCTTTTCCTCTTTGCCGTAAATCTTGTTTATCCCACGCCAGTCAGTATTACGGAATGAAAAACCATCCCCCCAGCCTATTACTAGGGCATGCCACTCCTGATGTTCGTTGAGAAATTCCTTTAGCCACTTAAAAGGTGGTATCATGTTACTAACTTATTCACAATATCCTGGGAAGACCAGCCGAACGTGAAGGCAAATACAAAGACATATTCACTCGAAACTGGGAAACTCGGCAGTATCAATATAGTAGCTATGAGGGCAACGACAAGGTTAAATACCAGCGTCCAGACATAGCGGTTTTCCCATTTGACTTTCTGCCCTGCCTTTGCTGCCTGGCTGTTCTTCTTCAACCAGGGAAATACAGCTCTCAGAAAACAGCCCAGGAATATACCGAGTGCTACGATGATTTCAGTCTCCATGTTTACCCCCTAAATGAAAAAACCACCCTCGTGGGTGGCTCTAAAATGACTTGAGGGCGTTAAGACGCCCACTTTGTCAAGTATAATTTCAATATGTTTGTTTGTCAAGTTTTGCATTTTGATTATGCTTTCGTAATCATTTTCCTGTATCTTTTCTGTCTCTGCCAGGCATTGAAGTCCATCGCCTTCCGCTTCCTTCCCTTGAGATACATAAGGATTGCCCGAGCTCCATTGCTCAGGTTACTAAGAGTCCTGCCATCCTCAATCTGTGTTACCAATAGTTCACCCCTGTTTGGCGTTTTGGCTAATCTAGACTCCAGTTCGCCGATGATAAGCTCAGGCTTAACGAAAGAGGCTTCAGACTTGAATTGCCTATTACCTACTGGATCCTCCGCTTGGCCCTCCTGAATAGGCCAATGACCAGCCCTTAATGTGTCGGCATTAGCCAGAATCCACAGGCATTGATAAGGGCAGAAGCGGACTTCACTGTAATTCCACCAATCAGGCGGTGCCTTGCAGTCGTGCCAGTTCTTGCACTTCTGGCAATTATTCATGCCATGCTCCCCTGCTTGGCTTTTTCATCAGCCTGTCTATCTCCTCCAGGCTTTCGAGCTTAGGTTCGACCTTGATAGATCGCTTCTTGCTCCCGGGCGGTATGAAGAAGTGACCAAAGCGCTTTCTATAGTATCGAGCCAGCTTCCTCTTTTCCTTTATTGACAGAAAGAACCATAGCTCCATCAGAACCACCCCTTACGGATAGCGTAGGTAGTAGCGCGGACCCTATTTCTAACCCCTAACTTCTGGTAGATATGCTGGACATGGTTTTTGACTGTCTGGTGAGATATTCCCATGTGGCAGGCGATTTCCTTGTTGGACCAGCCCCGGCACATGTAGCGCAGAACCTCAGTCTCCCTTCTGGTGAGGGGTCTCCGTCTTATCCCCAGGATCCGCTCTAATAGCTCTCTAATCATCGTAATAAAAAAGGGCAGAAGATAAGAGATTTACTCTTAAACTTCCGCCCTTCTGATGCGCTCAGTTGAGGCGCTTATTCAGTTGTTAATCTATCAAACCATTCTCTTTCGCTATCCTGTCAAATCTTACCACTTCCTCACCGAAGTCACCACTCACTATTGCCTCTAAGGGCACGCCCTCGTGTATCTTCAATTCCTTAATTCGTGAGTAGGGATGGAGTTTCATCCATTCGATGAAGGCTGCCTGCAAGGGAGTGAGTTTATAGTCTACGAGCTTTACTCCGGCAATCATATACTCCTATTATACCACTCCTGAGTTAAGCCAGCTTCATATCAACCTGTTTAATCACCTTAATAATCTCATAAGCCACGCTTGCGTCTTTCTATTTCCTTAATCCAATTACAGTTCCGGCATAGTAACTGAAAGTTGTCTTTAGGATACTTATGCTTGCGAAGCCATCGGTATAATCGCCAACCCCACATACCCTGCTTTCTTTGTTCTGCTCCATTATTATCAATATGGTCTATATCCAAAACCCTTGAGTCGGTAATTCCACAGACTACGCACTTGCCACCATAGGCATTTACCATTTCTTGCCGAATATTAAGCCTATTTTGCCTACCCCAAGCTACATTGTACTTAGGATGTCTCTTATAATATGCCTGTGCATATTCTCTAGATGACTGGGGATTCCTCCGTTTCCACTCATTCACCCTCGCCGTGTTGCAGTGCTTACAGAGCTTAGAGTTCTTAGCTTTTAATGAAGGGTACCAATTAGCATCTGTTAATTCACATTGGCAATCATTACACTTGCTCATTATCAACCTCTCGTATAACTTTAATCAGTTCAAACGCAACTTGGGGAACTATGGCGTTCCCGAGGCATTGCACCCTTTCTTTACGATTTTTGATTCCTGTTGCAACTCTTGGGATGCTTGGTTCGGTATCGAAATATCCGTCCAGCCAACAGGAAAGCCCATTAGCCAGTCCTCCCAGTTCGGGTTCAACTTCCCACCAGTTACCCTGGGAAGGGGCTTGCCTCTCTTGCCATATAATTCCTCGTCCGTCATCTGGCTCTGGTCTG